ATTAGAACGGCATATCGTCGTCATCGTCCTCAAACAACTCGTCGAATTTGTCCGCTTTCGTTGTTTTTGCTGCTGGTTTTGCAGATACACTGTAGTTTGATTTAGGTGCGGTCTTTTTCTCGTCCGGGAATACTAAACTGTCCTCGTCTTCTTCACCAACCGGTGCCAACCATTCTTGCAATGCTGCTTTGATGTCGTCAAATGGCAATGGTTTGTATGTGTCTAACGGGTTTGTTTGTTCTTCTAGTAAACGCTCAACTACAGCATCGTCATCGTATAACGGTGATGTTTTAATTGCAACTGAAATAGTTGTTTTGTTGTATGCAGTACCAGTGGATTCAGGTCCTACAGTAGTTAGTTTAATGTCTCTGCCTACCATGATGTCTGTGAAGTCACCTACTTCTTCGTCAGCTGCTAATTGCAGGAATGCTTCGTAAATTTCCTTACCAAATTCCCACATTTTAACACCGTCCTCTTCTGCACCACGTACAACTACAGGTACTTGGATACGAACTTTAGGGTCAAGTTTTTTGGCTAACTTCCAGTTTTCTTTGTCGTTAGTACCACGCAATTGTTTTGCGAATTCAGCGATAGGATCTTTTTCACCCCAGTTTAATGGTGATGCGATTACTTTTTTACTACCGATATTGTAGTAGAATCGCAACTCAGTGAATGGATTTTCCTTGTTGAATTTAAATGGTACTACACGAACCGTTTGTTTACCAATTGTTGGTTTGAATTTGTCCGGGTACTTCACATCGCTCTTCTTAGCGGATTGTGGGTTTTGCATTGCTTCTAACTTGCGTTTGATTGCGTCAATGTTCATATATAACTTATTTATTTGTTTACAACTTGAATATACGGAACCTTTATTTAATAGACAAATATTTGTCTAAAGTACCAGCCATTTTTGTGGCTGGATTTATATTTCAATTATTTTGTATATGCGTGTTTGGAGTGTTTTGATTTGCCCCTCTTGCGTTAACAATATGCTGTTTTTGTAGTGTTGCCAGTCAATTGGGAATTTTGGGTCAACTACACCACCGTTTAAACGTTTGATTAGTTCGTTTAATGAGTTAATGGTGTACAAGACGTTGAATTCTTTCTTGCGGTGCACTAAAATTGTGTTTTCTGGTATGTCTGTTACATTGCCTTGGTCAATGTTGTATGTTACCACGTATTCGTTGTTGCTTTTAATGTGCAAAACGAACATTTTGTTGTATAGTATGCTGTACTTGTTTGAAAGACCACCAATTAGGTTGTCTAGGTCACCGAGTGTGGTGAAAGTACATAGTAAACGATTGTTCATGTTTAAGTCGGTATTCATAAATAGGTCATAGTCATAGCCATGACTCGTATTATACGTATACGGAGTTTCTTCTAAGGTTGGATACATAACTGATTTTATTTGAAATTATACGTGTCACCCGCTTTGGCTTTCACATTTAGTTTACATTGTTTAAATACGTCCAGTATTTGCGACATGGTTTCTGTTTCGGATTCGTCAACGTCGAATAGGAAACTGTCGTATACGGACAATACAAGTTTTGTGTTTTTACCACGCAACAGTTTAAATATTTTCCACATTAGTTTAACGTTAGTTGCGGTCTCGTAGTTTTGCAACACATAGTTGAGTAGCTTTTGTGGGTTCATGTCGCTCAACTTGTCACGCTCAAATTTATACTGCGATAATGGACATTCAATGTAGCCGTTAGTGGTGAATTGGTGCCATAATGTGTCTGTATATTTTTTTACTTTACTGAAATATACTAAATTTTCGTACTGTTTCCAAATTCCTCCGTAAAGTTGCTGGAAAGTGATCTCCTTTGCTTTATGGTAATCCACATTATATAGGTCCGCAAAATATAAATGCACATCTTGCCCACCAAAGTCATGATCCACCAAATGTGATAAAAGCACAGGATGATACCCACTAACATCCAGCTCAATGAAAGTATCGTTGTTCGGTATAAAGCATTCTCGTTCGCCATTGTCTTTACTTAATGTATTAAAGTTAATACCACCAAACGTATTTGACGGTCTAGTGGTTGTTGTATTTAAATTGTAGTGTGTGTAGACGCGTTGTGTATCGTCTTTTCCGAAGCATCGCTTATACTCGCCTGTATTAATTGATATTCCACTACGTTCTAGCATGTTGTATGCAATACAAGCTTTATTGTAGAAATGCGTAGTGTTGGTTTCGGGTAACACGCTAAAGCGTTGCTCAAACCATTCGTAATGTTTTACAATTGGTATGATTGCGTTAACATCTGCTCGGTCTGGATATAAACGGTAAAAATATTCGTGTGTTGATGTATGTGTGGGTAGTTTAACGTGTATTCCAGGTACAGGGCAAGCAATGCTTTTGTGTGTGAAGTAGTGGAGGAATTCCTTTTTGTCGTGTACGTGTATTGTTTCGATGCTGTCCAGTACTTCTTGAATCAATTCAATTGGTAAATTGATTGTGTCGTTGTGGTTTACCGGGAGTATATATCCTTTGTCGTTTTGTGTTGGTTTGAGGTATATTGCGCATATCTCGTTTTCTTGTGCGTGGTGAGTGTGGGATATAGGGAGTATGTCCACGTATACGTTTTTATGACGTATGCGACATAAAATGTCAATTTTATCTGTATCCTCAATTAGCCAAAACATGGGTTGAAGATACGAATAAAATACTAAACAGCAAAGTATTTTGCGTAGTCTTGTTTAAAGTATTGCGAGAAACCATACCACTTTTCCTCCACTTCCACCAAGTTCACAATTGACTTGTTTACATTGTATACTTTCTCAATTTCACCAGCAATATACCACTGGATTGATGTTGGTGTATATAAGTCCCAGGCCACGGTTGTGTCTTGTGATTTAAGTTTGGTGTATGTGGGTTGGTCGATTTCCATGTACTTTAGTTCGTTGTTTTTCTTGCAGAAGTAACGTGTGAATAAACCGTTTACATAGTCATCTGGTGTGGGTTGAGTTGGGTTTGGTTGTGGGATTAAACGTGGTTTAGCTGTGTGTGAATATTCCATGTTTGGTGAAATGGATATTTCAACACGTTCAGGTGTTACTGAATTGTTGGGTAAATTGGTTTGTTCAACTAGTGGTAGCAAAAGTTGTGGTGTACCGTCTTGTGGTGATTTACCGGTATATCTTTCGTTTTTGTATGTTTCGAAATAGTAACCTGAATATATTTCACCGGTGGTAGAGATTTTAAATTCGCCACCGTTGGTGAATAAGTTTGATTTGTATTGTGATTGTGGTAGGTACATGTTTAGTTAATTGCTGCTAATTGTTGGATTGTGGTGTCTTCAGTTACCCATGTGTATCCTTTTTGATGGAAATATGAAACTATGGTGGAAATATATGCATTTGATGAGCGGGCACCTGCGGCATATATTTTTACAAATTGTTTAATTTTACCAGTATATGTAAATTTATACCCAGGGTATGGTGAAGATGGGGGGAGTTGTTTTACCGTATTTAAGAGGTAATTCCTTTCACTTCCATTGCTGACATTTTTAAGTAGTTGTAGTTGGGCTTGTATACCTTTATCAAGTGTGGGAAATGTTTTGGTGGATGTACCTGTGTTACCTACATTGCCTGGGTTGTTAGTTCGGTATGCTAGTGAACTCGGGTAAAATCCTTCTTGGTGGATCATTGCGGTTGCTAGTATTTTAAGTCCTTTTGAATAACCCTGTATGCTATTTAACTTGGGTACATATGTGTTTTTAACGGTATTATTAAGTGAAATATTTCGATCATATTTAGGGGTTGAAGATAATGATGCAGGTACAGTATCTCCTTGGATAATGGTATTGGTAGGGGGGATAATGCCTTTAGCAGCCATGTTCCCTAGTACTACTTGTGCACCTTCACCAATGATGGCGTCTACACGTTTTTTTATGTCGCTATATGGTAATTTATCTTGTGGCATACTATGATTCTTTAGCTATGACTACTGTTTCTATTGATGTTTCCCAATCGCTATTGGACAATTTATGGTTTACGCCCTTAATTATGAAGTGCATGTTTTCAGGATATTTTGGGGGTAAAAATCTAGTTGCAACAGCAATCGAATTGTATATTTTTATACCAGATATACCGTCCATAGTTATTCCCAGCGATACTGGAATAAATCCGTTGGTTGGTGAGGCATATTTCCCATCTGTGTCTTTATGGATACGGTAATTGACGTATTTGTAGAATTCACTAACGGTGGATTTGTTTTTTTCGATGATATTGTCGTCTAATTCAATTGCACCATCGTTGTTTTTAGTTAAACCAAATGCGGCCTCACGTTGCATCCAAAATTCCTTCACATATTTCTCACGTACGTCTTCTTCATTGATATTACTGGTAACATCACCAGAGGTGTATTTTTCTTTGTAGCGGTCCACGATACCACGATTCCATTTCGAGAACATAGTGTTTTCTACACCCTTAACATACCCACCAGCGGTGGAACCGATAGTTGCCATGGTTGCGAAGTCAGGTGTTATTTCGGTTTTTAAATTGAAATTACGTACAAAGTTTGAAGATTTAAAATCATGGTTGTAACCATACAATTCTAAACCATATGCGTCTCCTTTTTTTATTTCGTTGTAGCTATGGTCAATTATGGTTAGTGTGTTTGTTGTTTCGTCTATTACTGGTTCTAGGTTGTTAATACCACCCAACGCTTTATTTAATTCAACACATATTTCGTTAATGAAATCGAATAATTTTAAATTACCATTTTCGTCAATGTGGGATGATACTTTACCCATTAACATATTGTGATTAACATATATATTCATAATATATGCACTGCCTTCCTTATATGTATTACCTTCGTCAGGGGTGCTTTTATATGGTGCCAGTTCCTTAAAGTATTGTTTGGTATTTACGTTTTCACCTCCACTATTCACGATACACACACGAGGATCTAATGATACTTGATAGGGCATGGTAAACATACGGTTATTAATTCTAGTGGTATTTATTTTAATGAGTGGTGAGTTTGTTCTTTCTTCTTTAGGTATAACATATTGCTGGATGAAGTCAAGGAAATGTCCTAGACGCATATAGTAGCCAATGTCTGTATTGTTTGAGGTG